CTTAGTTCAAGTAACTAAATCAAAAGCGGGGCAGCCTACTAGAAAAAAATCTCAAACACAGTTGTTTGATAAATACGCAACTACAATCGTTGCTAACGATTTTGAGACGGCCACATACGAAGCCGAAGCTGCAGATGAAAACTCTAAATTTCCTTACAGAGCCACAGCCGTAGTCTTTGGAAACGGCAACCTGTCCCCAAGTAAACCAATATATTTAGACGGAGTGGGTTCTTACACTGGTTATTGGACGATACTAGAAACTGAACACCGTGTAGAGGAATCTCAGTTAAATTTTAATCTTTACACAACTTATTTAGTTTTAGGAACAGACTCTCTAGGTAGTATAAACATCCCAGGAGCTCCTGAGGTACCCTCAGCAACTCAAAACAGGACAATTAAACCAAATGTTAGACAGACAAGAGAAAAACCAAAAAGTCAACTAATCTCTTCATCTGTGCAATTAAAGCCTACAGCTGATATTAGATTAGTTACCTCAAAAAATAGAACCGCCCCTGTCAAAAAATCCTTTGAGGTGTCTAATAATACTTGGTCTTCAAATAAAGGAAATCTAGTGTCTAAAAAAACAGAACCTAGACGCTCTCCAGTTGTTGCAGCTAGAATAGCGAGGCTAACATGAGCGATAAACATTACGGGGTATACAGAGGTATTTGTAAACAAAACGAAGACCCTGATGGGTATAAAAGAATTAAACTACTTGTTCCTCAAGTTTTAGGTAACGCTTTAAGCGAATGGGCGTGGCCGTGCCTACCTGTAACCTCTAATTCAAACCACCCTGACCATCAAGAACATACAGCGGCACAGATTGCAGCACTTTTAACTACAACACCTGTGTCGGTTACAGACTCAAGAGGTGATACAGAAACTGTTCCAGCCTTAACGGTAGTAGCTAAAGCGGGAGCAACTACTTTAAAACACCCTAAAAAAACAGCTGCAGATACTGACGAACTTTGGAATGACGAACAAGAAACAAACACCACAGCAGAACACGCACCTCACAGGTTAGTTCCAAGACTTGACCAAGGAGTATGGGTTATGTTTGAGGGTGGAGATGCTAATTTCCCAATTTGGATAGGAGTCTACTAATGGCAAGCTCAGCAATTTCTCTTCCATTTTCTTTCAATAACTTTGGAGAGTTAACTTATTCAACTGACCCTAAAAAAATATGGCAAGACAGGGTACTACTAGTATTAATGAGTAGGTTTGGCGAAAGAGTAATGCGACCTAACTATGGAAGCTTAGTAAATCAAACAGTCTTTGAAAACGAAGCTTTAGCTGTAGAAAAAGCAAACAGAACAATTACAGAGGCTTTTAGTAAATGGTTGCCAGATTTACAGGTAACTTCCATAAGGCCAGTCTTTGACGCCGAACAGGGCGCCCTAGAAGTGAGCGTTTTTTACAGACTTCCTACTGGGGAGGAGGATACAGTTAAGCTAAAAACCGCTATCCTTAGTTCCTCAGGTGATTTAATTCAGGAGATAACTAATGGCTGAAAACGCTTCCTCTTCATTCATCCCACAGGTGGACTACACCTCTAGGGATTATGAGACCATTCGTGAAGACCTTTTAAACTTAATACCAAATTATGCCCCTAATTGGACTAACCGAGACCCTTCAGACTTTGGCGTTACTCTGGTTGAACTGTTTTCTTATATGGGAGACCTACTAAACTTCTACATTGACAGAGCAGCTAGTGAGGGCTTTTTAGCTACTGCCAGCCAAAGAGACAGCATTCTTAGAATCGCCTCTATGCTTAATTACACCCCTACAGAAAGCACCCCAGCTGTAGTTGAATTAAATTTCACTAACTCTAGTGCTACTAACAAAACAGTTCCTGCAGGAACACAAATTGCTACATCTGTTATTGTAAACGGAGTAACTACTCAAGTAGTGTTTGAAACAGACGAGTCAGTTGTAGTTCCAGCTAAAGTTGGTTCTGTAAACGGAACAGCAGTAGTAGATGCTACTCAAGGAAAAACAGTTACACAACAGTTAGGAACCTCTAACGGAAACCCAAATCAAATATTTAAACTGTCTCAAGACTCAGTTATTGTAGACAGTATTCAAATTTCTGTAAACGGAGTAGCGTATTCATACAACGCTTTCTTAATTGACAGCAATTTATTTGACCCCGTTTTTACAACTTTTTCAGATTCTGAAGGGTTTACATATATTCAATTTGGTGACGGTATTGGGGGCAGAATTCCTCCATCAGCTGCAACAATTAACGCTACTTACAGAGTAGGGGTAGGGGCGGCAGGAAACGTTCCTTTAAACAAATTAACTTTCTTTTTAACAAACCCACAAACAGGTGTTACCGTAAACAACAACCTCGCTGCTTCTGGCGGTTCAGACCCTGAGACTACAGATTCAGTTCGTACCAACGCACCATTAGCGTTAAAAGCTTTGAGTAGAGCGGTGTCTTTGCAAGACTACGCTTCGCTTGCTCTTCAACTTCCAGGAGTTGCAAAAGCAGTAGCAGAAGCAAACGTGTACTCACACATACTTCTCTTTGTAAAACCATTTGGAGACCGAGGTGTTGTTGTTTCGGGAGGAGTCTCATCTACTACCGCTGTGTTTGATAACCTAACTACAGAACTGTCTTCTTATTTTGCAGAAAAAGCCGCTCCTGGAACTGACATAAGTTATTTTCCTCCTTCATACGTAGGAGTTGACGTAGAAGTAACTATAAATTTATTGCCCCAATATAAACAAAGTATTTTGCAAAATCAAGCTTTATCTATACTAAGAGAAGTATTTAACATAGATAACGTGTTTTTTGCCGACCAAATACCTCTTCAATACATAATGAGTTCGTTAGACGCATTAACGGGCGTTGACTTTGTAACAGTAGAGATTTTGCGTAGAACAGACGCTAAACAACAATTTAACGTGTCTAACTTTGCTTTAACATCAAATGTAGCAACTGTTACTACATCAGCAGCCCATAACTTTACTGTTGGCCAAAAAGTAAGAATTGCAAATGTAGCTAACGCAGTGTTTAATGGAACGTTTACTGTACTTACAGTTCCCACATCTACTACGTTTACCTACGCTAAAACAAACGCAAACATTGCTTCTACTGCAGCGTCAGTAGGAACTGCTCTAGCATTAGTAGTAGAAACTGTTACATGTGCAGTAAATGAATTGCCAGAAGAAGGTACATTTACAGTAAATGTATCTGGCGGAATTAACTAAGGAGAGAACATGGCAGCCGTATACCCAGGGTCGATTAGAACTTTTACTACAAAAGCAAATACTGTAGATACTATTGACGCATCCCACCCAAACTTACTTCAAGATGAAGTTACTGCAATTGAGAGCATACTAGGAATTAACCCTAATATTTCTACAACTGGTTCAGGAGCATACACAAACGTAGCTACTTCATGGAATAACGTTTCCTCACGCCTTGCTAATTTAGAAAACGGAATTACAGCAGACGTCCATACCCAATATTTAAAATTATCTGGGGGTGGAACTGTTCTATCTACTAGCACTACTACAGTGCCTTTAGTAGTGCGTGGAGTTGCTAGTCAAAGCGCAAACCTACAAGAATGGAAAAACTCTGCTGGAACAACTGTTGCTGCTATTTCCATAACCGGAGAGGTATTAGCTACAGGAGCAACACAATTGTTAGATAATCTAGCTGTTGTTTCTTGGGTGTTTGGTTAAATATAGATGCCTATTTATGGTGTTGGTTTTTATGGTCTATCTTTCTATGGTGCTAATACCCTAGTAGATTTTGACGCATCCCCCTTTACTGCGGTCTCTACTGGGTACAACGAAATAGAACTAAAATGGATTGAACCTTCTGGTTCTTGGAGCAACCTTAGACTTTTAAGAAATCCTTTTGGGTTTCCAATGACCCCAGATGACGGAGACGTATTAGTCGCAGCTATACCTCAAGATGATGCAAGTTATTATCTAGACACTGGACAGGTTCCAAATAACTCTGGACTTATACCGGGCCATACTTATTACTATTCAATATTTGTACAAGAAACTGTACAGAATACGTGGGTTAAAGCAGGAGAAGCATTAGGAGTTTCTGTAAAAGATTACGGAACTAGAGAACAATTTTATGAATATTTACCCGCCATATTCAAAATTAAAAATACGTTTTCTGCTTCTGATAACGAAGATTCAATAAACGATGACCTATACAACTTTTTAAGTATTTTTGCTGTTGAACACGACCTATTTAAAACTTCTGCTCAAAATGTAAGTGAACGGTACGATGTTTTAAACTTAGACGGCAGGCTAATACCGGCTATGTTAAACCAATTTGGTTTGACATATGAACCCTACGTAGGTCTACAACAAGCACGAATTTTATTAAGAAACGCAATTAAAATATATTCTGAAAAGGGCTCTATACAAGGTTTAAAAACTTATGTCACAGCGTTTTCAGGCTACAACTGCAGACTAAAACCAATTACTAACTACATGCTAGATGTAAACTCATCATCTTTTAAAGAGTCTATTGGCTTTTGGCAAAGCATTTCTAACGCTACTTTAGTTCAAGGAGACGCAACAAGTGAGTCTCCAACAATAGCCCCGTACAGCGAAATATCATCACCGTCTAATTACCCAAACGGACAGGCAGGATTTTTA